GTTGTTGTAAAATTTCATAACCACTCCTCCGTTATTCCTCAAGCAATCCAGATTCTGATTTGTCGTCAGAAGGATTTAGCATGCTGCGGATAAGCCTATCGTTTTCCGCCTGTAATTTTTCGAGCCTGTCCGCTGCCTTATCCAGCAGCGTCCTCTTGCTCCGGCTGGGTGTTGAGCGCAGAGCTTTGATGATTTCTTGGGTTTTCATCGCTGTCCTCTCCTGTCAATAATATTGCTTCCAGAATCAGCTTTTCTTTTCCAAGTTCGACAACTTTTAGAATTTTATTTTCCTCAATTCCTTTGAGTAGCAGAGTTTTTATATCCTCCAGCCGATTTATTTCCTCCAGTGTTCCGTAGGTGTTGGCACTTGCCTTTATCCACTCATGGATTTTGTCCGAAAAATCAACGCTTGATGCTGCTGCAATTTCTGTGTAAAGCATCTCTAAATTCATTTGTTCGTTTTTCATAATTATTCCTCTCTTGGCTCAAAATAGCTGCAATAATCATCAGCTTTCGTCAGCTCTTGCCGATAGCAATCTCCCTCACTCCAATTTTTGCACTCCCCACATCTTCCAATCGGCGGAGCAGGGCGGGCGTTGTGTGTTCTCAGTGCGTCCATCACATCATCTCCGCTGATTGCGTAAGTGCAATTATCGCACTCGATAAAGCAGCCACCTCCGTACTCCGGTAAATTTACGATGCAGTGCTTATGTGCAGGGATTTCGGTAATGGTTACATCGTCTCCGCACAGCGGGCAAGGGAGTGCAATCCCTTTCTCTGTGCATTCCTCCTGTGCCTGTTTATCGCCCATCAGAGCACAGCGGATGAGTTCTTTGTTGTTCATGGCTTAATTCTCCTCCTAATCCATCATTGCACCACAGCTGGGGCAAAATTTTTCTTTGATTGCCGATTTTCTGCTACATATTGAGCAACGATAAAAGGCCGCATCTCTGTAGATGGGTTCCCCAAAATCATCCAGTCCGTAAAATGCAGGTGTTATCCATCCTTCCCACCGCCCATGCACCACCGGCGCAACGTCGGCGGCTGGAATTTGATTTATAGCATCACACATCATATCATACTCTGATTTTGATAATTCAACAGCAAAATCTACTGCTTCTTTTGCTTTTCCTTTTGCTATATATTCTGGCATTTGTTTTCCCCTCTCTTCCAGTCTCTCCGCTGTGGCTTCTTCCTTCAGCCACCGCATCATGCACCCCACGCACTTTTCCTGTGGAATCTCTCCGCCTGAATCTGCCATTGCCATACACTCTGGCAGGTTGCGGCAGTAGTTGAATTCCCTTTCATTTTCAGAAAGTCTCACCAAAAATCTTGCCAGTTCTTCCACGCTGGCGCTTATGATTTGTTCGTAGCGTTTCATCATTTTCCCTCCATCCAATCATCTTTCCACAGGTCCACCCCTGTGTATCCTTCAAACCATGCTGCTACGGTATCAAACCACAGCTCGTCTTTGGCTGCCTCCTCTGCAAAATCGTTAAGGAGCTGGATCAACTCAACCAGACGCTTGGCTCCGAATCCATAATCATCATGCAGCACCTTAAACACCATTGCAAAGTTGCGCCGGATGATGTTATCTGCCTCTTTCTTCATCATCTGCTGCCCGGATTTGGTGCGCAGATAGGCTTGCTGCCGATGGTAGATATTTCCCATTGATTTCATAGTGTTTCCTTCCTCTCGCAAACCTCATAGCACCGGCACACTTCTTTTTTGGCATAGCTTTTGATGTCCGCTTCCAGCTTTTGGGATTCTCTTTTTGGAAACTCCGTTTGGTATCTGAGGTTGGTATGTACGATTGTCCTTGTAATCTGCGGCACAGCCATCACCAGCACATCCAGATTGCAGCCTTTCCAGATTACCTTGTCGATGATTGCATTGATTACGATTTTGAGCTCTCGCTTGATTTTGCGCTCCAACCAAAGTCTCTTCTGCTCGATGTCCTCTTTGTATGTGTACGGAATTTTGCCTTCCACAACACCCGCTCCCTCTGTTTCTATTCCCACGCTTCCCACACTCCTTTTTCATTGTGATACCCCAACATCCCAAGTTCCCGAAATTCTTTCAGCTTGATGTTTGCTTCGTCTATCGGGCAGTTTTTCATTTCTGCAACCAACTTTACGAGCTTGTGCCAGCTTTGATTTGGGTTTTCTCGAATACACAAAGATACTAATGCGCGGGTGGCTCCTCCGAAATCCATGTTCCAGTATCCGATTTCTTGCCCTGACTCCGTCTGTTCGTCGTACCCTTTTTTTGTGATTTGTATGTTTTCTTTTCTAAAGTCCAGTAAACTGCCTTTATGCTCAACGTACCTCGTTTGGACTTTGGTTAGATAATACTCCAGCGTTGGCGTATTCCCGTCCTTTCTTCTGGCAAGCACTTCTCCATTGACATTGATTAAGACCTCCTGCAACTGTTGTATTTTTTCCATGTCCTCCTCTGACACTAATACTTCGCTGATTTCGAAGTTCTCCATCGGATTTACTGTAAAAACAGTCCTGTACGGTGGTTCCCCTCTTACTTCTGAAACGGGGTTTATCAACTCACCGCAACAGGCGCCTTTTCCTGCCGCCACAAACTGTCCGTACATTCGTCGAGCAACTCTAATCCTCACTTGTACTCCTTCCCCGATTTGTCATGCCGAATTTCAATCCGGCGAATCAACGAAAAACCTGCGGCGGAAAGCATCAGCTTTACCGCCTTAATGAGTTTTTCCGCCTGTCTGTCACAGTGTTCCTTCTCGCTGTCTGCGTCTTTTATTGCAAGAAATGCTGTGGTGTCTTTATAACCGCTTGCATTGTAAAGCGGATTTTTCCTACTGTTCATCTCATCACCCCAGTTTCTGTTCCATTACACTCAAGAGCTTTCTGACGGCTCCTCTGACTTTATCCGCAGTTGGAATTTCCATCTTTGCAATCAGCTGGTTGATCTGGTTGTAGCTATCCTGGAAGGACTTGAACTTTTCATCAAAAACAATCAGTTCCTTGCTTTGCTCACTGTTTGCCTTGCTCTGGAGCTGTTTGTTTCTTTCCTCGGCTTCTGCTGCCCTCTGCTCGGCTTTTTCTTTTTCAGCTCTTAGTTTCTCGATTTCCTGTGCAAAACGTCTCTCTGCTTCTTTTTCGGCTTCTGCCTGCAATTCTCCAATGACCTGCTGGTCCACTTCTGGCTTTTGGTTTTCCAGCTCCTCCATTTTCCGCTGAAGCTCCTGAGCCTTTTTCTCACTTTCCTTCTGCTTTTCTTCCGCAGCCTTCTTTTCCGCTTCCAATCTCTTTGCTGCATCAATTTTAAGTTGCAGCGATTTTTCGTATCCGGCATTTCGGTTTACGCTTTCGTTAAGCTTATCCTGCATCCTCTGCCGCTCGCTGATGGCAATATCAAGCTGGGAGGCACTTTCGGCGGCTTGCCGTTCCCTTTCTTCCAGCAGATGTTTCAGCTGCTGTTGCTGCCGCTTTAACTCCTTGTTTTCCTGCAAGGCTTCTTTCAGGTCCCGGACATACTCTCTACATCGTGCTCTGATACAAACTCCTCTCGCTCCTCTGGTGGAAGCACGGTAAGTGCAAGGGCTTTGGAAACATCCAGATTCATAATCGCCTGTGAATTTGTCACTGTGGTAAATAAACTTCCCTGATTATTTCCATATTCCTTGTAAAGCCGCATGAAGTTGTTTGCGGTGGACTGGCTGTAGTTTACATTTTTCTTCAGCCAGTTTCCCCACTCTCCATGTGGAACAAGTTCCTTTGCTTCCAACAAGCGCTCCCCGATTTCGATGGCACAGCTTACTGCTGTAATTTTCGCCTGCCGGTCGAAAGTGACAATTTCCACTGCCAGCTGCTGCAGGCGTGTTTCGGATTCTATTTCTTCAAAGCTCATGTTTTCAACTTCGTACATTCCGATATCCTCCTATGCTGCATTTACTTTGATGCGCTCTTTTTTCTTCTTGTTGACCACTTTGCTCATCCACCGGTCTACAAATTTTCGGACGTCCTCCTGCATCTTGTACCCGTTCTCCACATCGTTTCGGTACCCTCGACACTGGATGAGCTTATCATTCCTTCCAAGCTCCAAGGTGTAATACGGAGTATCCGGTGCTGATTTCTTTCGGATGCAAAACAGCTTGCATCTTCCTTCGGCATAAGACGAGGCGTACCCTGCCACACAATGCTTCAATTTTGTCCCCTCTGCTACCAGTTCTTTTAGCGTTGCAATCGGGCGGATAAGTAACTCGTCTTGCTCCCATGCGTATTTCTGGGCTTCTTTTGCCCTTTTTTGGATTCCCTCCCGAGTGATTTCCTGCTCCTTTTCTTTCGCTAAAACGACGGTTTCTTCATGAGCAGTCCCTAAATCCTTGGGTCTGAGGATTCTGTCCTCCTTCATGTCGTATCCGAGTTTTTGACAATCTCTCAGGTAGTCCAGCCAATCCCCCAAAATCATATCAGCCCGTCTATCCTCTGGAACCTCTGGTCGCAGCTTCTCCTGCTTTTCCAGATAGTTTTCAATCTTTTGGAGTGAAAGGTATCTCGCAAACTCCGGGAGCCGCATATGATAGCCAGATTTTTGATAGAGCCGGCAGAAAACATCGACATCTGCGTTTTTCTGATACCTGATGATTTTTCGATATGTCTCAACCTGTCCCCAGCTTGGGTTGGTTTTGAGGATTGCCTTTAGCGGCTGCCCGGATAATCCGAACATCTCCGCAGGTGTTTTTCCTTCCGGAATTTTGTGTCCGTACCGGCTCACGCTTTCCTCCAGCATCCGGTATAATCCCATCTTTGCCATATACTCCACCTGCAGTGGTGTCCGCCAGCAAGCGTCAATCAGCAGGCAGGCATCCTCTTTTATGTGCGCCGCTATGTCTTCCAGTGGGATGTACCTCAATCTGGAATCCTTTTGTCGAACTGTGTTAAGGCTGTTCGGGTAAATCTTGCAAGGCATCGAAAACCGTTCATCCACCTTGCAAAACCGCATTTCTCCGGTCTGGAAGAAATCCTTCCACTCGTAAAATCCGGTGTAGGCGTTCTTTTCTGTGTTGTAAAAATACCGTCCGATTTCCTTGTGGTGATACCGGCTGCTGTCCTTGTCACCGCGCCCGTCCATTATTGAAATTACATCAAAATACCGGGCACACCAACCATCCTTTGTGGGCTGGATATAAACAAAGTGACTTTGGTCCTGCATTCGCGCCACCTTGTCCCTGTATTTTCCGTTTGCAATGAGGGTGACTTCGCTGTGACAATGAGGGCAGATCGCCGTTCCTTTGTGCTTGGTACCTTGAATATCCACCATCTGATTGCAGTAGGAGCAAAATCCTTTCTGGATTTTCTTTCCTTTCTGGTAGTTATAAAAGATATAGCGATACGGCTTCATCACCTCGTCCTTTACCCAGTCCAGCACCTCCTGCGGGAGGGGGTGTATCTCCTTCATCACCTCGTCCACCATCTTTCTGGTTCTGTCGTGGCGACGGTCCAGCTCGGTTTTCCTCACCGCTTCCTGATACCTTTCCAGGATGGTGACTCCATCATCCCCTATTCCTTCAAAAGGGAATGGGGCATTATTTTTGCACCATGCTCTTACCAAATTTGTATCTTCCGGCATCATGTGATACCATCCAGACCAGTCCAGCGCATTTGTTATTGTTGCATCACTCGGTTTTTCCCTACCTGGGAACTGAGAAAATAGCTCATCCGGTTTTTGAAATGTCCGATAAATCGGAATTCCTGAGCTGCTGTATGCAGTAAAAATCAGTGTATCCCCCTCTGTTCTTGCTCCTGCTATGTAGTTTCTACCTTTGCGGTGATAGCCACAAAACGTTTTTTCGCTATACTCTGGTACTTCTATTGCCGGCGCCGGATCGTAAGGGAGCGCCATCCATTCCCGCTTTTCTGCCAAACGCATACTGCCTGCCTCCTACAACAAATCTTCCAAGGAAAAACTAAGCCCTGTTACTTCTTCCTGCTGTTCCTCCTGCGGCTCTTCAGAAGCAGCCTCAGAAGCACCAGTTTCAGCTTTGCTGATTCCGTAAAACTCGCAAACCAGTTTTTCGGAGAGCGCATCGTCCATTTCAAAAAATCCGCCCTTCTGGTGGTTTCTGGCGTAATCTCGAATCTTCTTTGCACAATCCGAAAGAGCCATCCCCTTCTTTGCAAGGTCCTGCTCTACAATCTCGGATGCTCCCTCATTTCCCTTGCACAGTTCCAGCAGTTCCATGCCGATGCAGTGTTCCAAACTGCCTTTTTGATACTGTTCCATCTGCTTGTTTAACTGCTCCATTGTCATTGTGATTCCTCCAATATTCTGAAACGTCTGTGATTTTGAATGATGTTTTATCAGGATAGCCGGCTCCATTTCCTGATTTTGTTTCTCTTGCGGTGGACAAAGGGATTTCATCCACTCAAGCCAGCGCCTTGTCCACCGCGTTGGCTATGGAGATGGCTGCCATCGTGCAGAAATCGCTCCATACTTCCCATGCCTGGTGTCGGTAGAGGAGTTTTTTAAACTCCCCCATAAAGCCCGCTGACCGCTTTTCTAGCTGTTGCTGCTGTCGCTTAGACATTTTTATCATCCTTTTCCAAAACA